AACGCGCGCGTCAATGCGTAGCAAAGTTGCTGAGACCATCCTTGCGCCAGCTCTGAAGAAGCGCGGACTCGTAGTAAAACACGGGCCCCCGGTTATGAAGGGTTGGCAACCTTGGAACCATGCAATCCAACCAGTGCTCGCACATTCAGGTCGAATTCGCAATGACATCTTGAGACAAGCGGCAGATGCATATCTGGAGGACATCTTTCGGGAAATTCCAAAGGAAGAATTTGAGTCGCTACAAGTCCTTGATGATCTAGAAGCAATCAATGGCGTTCCAGGTGTGAAATACTTGGAAGGTCTGAACCGAAGCTCTAGCCTAGGGTATCCATGGCAAAGGAGCAAAAAGTTCATGCTGATGGACATTGAAGATTCGCGTTGGCAAGATGGTGTCACATTCAAACAGGAAGTATGGGACGAGATTGATCGGATGGTGAAAGACTATGAAAGTGGACGAGTAACCAATCCTGTTTTTGTCGGCCAGCTGAAGGATGAAGCAATTGAATTTCGCAAGATCATTATAGGAAAGACGCGAGTTTTCCTGATCTCATCCGCTGCATGGACGCTCATTATGCGCAAGTGGTATCTTTCGTTCATTCGACTGTTCCAGCGCTATCGTTTCGTCTTCGAAGGAATGCCGGGCCTCCGCACTCAAAGTGCGGCATGGGGGAAATTACGAAAGTACCTTACTGAATTTGGCCTTGATCGTCTTTTCGCAGGCGATTTTTCCCAATATGACAAACTCATCGAAGCAATTACTTCGTTGGAAGGTTTCCGAATTATCTACGAAGTATGCAAGTATGCTGGTTGGGATGCACTCTCGCTCCAAATTTTGTGGGCGATTGTAGAAGATGCATCCTTTCCAACTGTTCTGGTGAACGGTGATCTTGTTCAACTTGAAGGTTCCAATCCTTCTGGGCAAGCTGTCACTGTGATCCTCAATTGCATCGTCAATAGTCTCTATATGCGATATGCGTATATTCTGCGCAATCCAGAGCAAGAGGCTAAGAGTTTCAAGAAGAACGTGCACTTGGCAACGTATGGGGATGACAATGCTGGGAACGTGAGCAAGAAGATCGATTGGTTTCATCACACCGCAATACAAGAAGAGCTCGCTGATATTGGCATCAAGTATACCATGGCTGACAAGTCATCGGAATCACGACCATTCATCTCGATTGATGAGGTGGAGTTTTTGAAGCGAACATGGCGGTATGAGCCAGAAGTGGATGACTATTTCGCACCATTGAATGAGGCCAGTATTGAGAAGCGTTTGATGGTCGGTGTCCAGAGCGCAGAGCTAACTCCTGAGTGGCAAGCCGTTGAAAATATGGCGACCTCGATGGAGGATTACTTCTTCTACGGTCGAGAGACTTTTGAGGAAAAGAAGAAATTCCTGATTGAAGTTGGACTTGAATCAGGTTTGCAGTTCCACATGGCTGCAAAAAAGTGGCCGCAGTTTGACGACTTGTTGGAGCGCTGGAAGAGTGCTCCAAGTGAGATTTCTGCAGAGCAAGACTCCTCCCGTCTATAAACGGAGGGCTTGGGCAGCTTGTATATCTGCCCTCTTAATTGAAAAACAATATACACGAGGACATTTGATCCTGGAGCAACGACTGGTCATAGTCGCTCCTTGCATTGTCTCGTAACCTACCAGGGCGTTCCCCAAAATTGCTTTTTAGCAATGATTCCGGTTGGTAATCAAAAGACCCTTGACAAGACGTCACTCATACGGATTGGGTTAGCCGTATGTTTTAGTCAGCCTGCAAACAATGAAAATACAACAGGATCGAAGTCCCTTCCCACTTCGACTCCGGTGTTACAAAGGGAAACTGCTATGATTGAGCCTCGAGGAGATGAACAGATCGAGACTAATCAGATTGAGGAGCAACAAGAAAACATTACGTTCGGCGATACTCAACCAGCTCCAGCTGAGGTCGTACGTAGCATTACAGATCCCACACGCTTCATGCGCGATGATGCAATTGCACATCTAGGGCAGTATCTGAGTCGACCTGTGTTGATCAATACTTGGACGTGGACCCAAGCGGATTCCGGTTTGCTGAAAAACGGATTCAATCCGTGGTCCCTCTTTTTCAACGATTCTCACATCAAGTCCAAGTTGAACAACTTTGCACGCTTGCAATGTTCACTTCGATTGAAGTTTGTCTTGAATGCTTCACCGTTTTATTACGGGCTCCTGAAGGTCAATTACGACCCTCTCAAGAGTGTGCGCCAAGCCAATGGAGACCAAGTGACTTACTCGCAATTGCCAGGTCCTTACATCACGCCCCAAGATATGAGTTCTGTGGAGATGCGCTTGCCATTTTTCTGGCCGCGAGACTATCTGAATATCTGTTCACAAGAAGATTTCAATTCAGTCGGATACGTCTCGTACTCAATCTTCTCGCCTCTCCAGAGTGCCAACGCTGTAGTCGCTGGCCAAATTACGATATCATG